GTGTTAAAGTCTCACCAGCTAAAAATCTACGTCTTGCTGAAGCTGCTGCTGAAGCTGTATCTCTAGAAACTCCACGTTGAAAACTAGCTTCTCCTCCTAATACGACTCGACCGCCCTCTGTTATTGATTTTTTTAATCGCTCTTGATCGGCAATGATAGCGGCTGTGGCTGCTTTAGACGAAGCCGTTTTTGCTGCTAGAGTATCGGTAAAGGTAGCTGCAGAACGAGTAGCCGATCCAGCAAAAGAGCCTAAAATTTCAGCAGCTTTACCAAAAACAAGAGTTAAAATTCCTCCAAAAAGAACAAGCGCATTGCCTGTATCATTTTTAAAGAAATCTACTATCGGTCTTAATACGTCCCCAACAAGTTTTCCAAATTCAATAGCTAGTTCTTGTATTGAAGCTTGAAGCTGTTCTAAGGATTTTTGAGTAGAAGCACTAACAGTATCAATATTTCCAAATTTTACTTCTCCTTCTTCAATGATCGCATTGACAAAAGCTTGACGACGCTCAAATTGAGTCAGCTGAGAAGCCGCAATATTTAATTTTGCAGCATAAGCTTCTACTGCAGGATCAATTCTGACAAAAATACCAAGTTCATCTAATAGTTCAGGTTCAAGCTTTGCAGCACCTCGAACTACTCGTTGTAATGAGTCAGTTAAATTGCGTCCTAATGCACGAGAAGCTCCTAGAGAAACAGCGGTTAATCGTTCAATTTGATCCGAATTAAAGCCGGAAGAAAGTGCGATGTTAACGTTTTGAGCTGCCTCTGAAAGCTCAATTTGACCTTGAGTTATTTTTTGAACTTGAGCTAAGATTTTTGGGCCAGATTGACCAATTTCAAGAGCAAGAGTTTTAGTACCTCTAACAATGGTTTCCGCTCTTGCAGCTCTATTTAGTGCATCAAAAGCAGCTGTTAAAGCAAAAACGGTGGCAGCTGCGCCTGCATAGGCTGCAACTAGACCACCAAGACCTGATGCTTGGGCTGCAAATTGACGTCCAGAAGAAGCTGAAGCTTGACCAAGCCGCGTTTGGGCGCGACCAACTCGTTCTGTGTCTTTTACAACCCTTTGTGCACCTTCAGACTTAAACTTATTAATTATTGTATTGGTTTGGGTGGTCAATTAAGATCTTCCTCTCTGAACCTTTGCTAAAGATTCACGTTGTTTAGCTTTATCACTATAATACTTGGACATTTCTGTTTCCGCAACCTTTAAAAGTTCAAATACTGTTTTACGGTCATCAATTTCATAAATATCCATTATAGTTCCAAGACCACTATAATCTTTACCTAACCAAGTTCCACTCATTCCATCCCAGTTGTCTGGGAGTGCATTAAGCAAGACAAGCGCATGTTGCGCTTCTACAGGTAAATCAGATGGGTCTTTTGGTATTTGACTTTCATCAATTTCCCAACCCATCTGTTCACACATTTCAATATACTGTTCTGCATTCATACCTCCAGCGTGTAAAGAGTTCTGGAGGTATTCAGTTAGTTTTTTGCTGCTTCGTCAGCCTTCTTTTTTGAAAACTGTTCAAAGTCATTCATTGCGTCTGTAATAAATTGGTCAAAAATAGAAGAAGACTTAAGCAAATCAATCGCTTCTTCTTCTGAGTAGTCAACTTCTTCATTTCCGTCAGCACCTGAAATATCAACTGGAAGTAGCATAGGTAAGTGTTTGATCTTTAGTCCTCGCCAGCCCATAATAGCTTTGCCCGCATAGGCTTCTAGAAAACGATCATTATCGATTTCTTCTTCGCGTTGACGAGTACGTTTATTGAACTTGAATGTTAGTGATTGGTTGCGAATCTTTAACAGGTCTTCTCTTGCTAAAAAGCGAAGATGTACTTCAAAACCATCAACATCTGGAAAAGGAATCCAGCTTGTAGTTTCTTTCGCAATTAGATTTTTGATTTTACTCATTATTTCCCCTCGTAAAATGCGAGTGCCCATCACATATCTGCTTCTCAAAGGTGAGGGGGAACCTTGATTTGCAAGTGATGGGCACTCTTCTGGTTAAAAAGTGTTAGTGTTCCCCCTCAGAAACACTTAATTAATTAAGATTTAGCAGCAAAGATTGTTACTTCACCACCGTTGCCTTTATTGGCAGTAGTTTCTTGAGCTACAAAGTTAACTGACATTGAGATAACATCTTCAACAGCCAGTGATGGGAACTCAAACTGAACAGCATCAAGCTGGAATGCTACATAAGGAGCAGTTGTTCCACCAATGATGAGGTTAGCGTTAGAAGTTTGTGCAGAAGCTGTACGTGAATCATTCTGAATATTTCTCAAGAATTGAGCTGATTCAGTGTCTCCAGCACGAAGATACATAGTAGCAGAACCTGTAACAGCACGTGTGCCAGTAAACTGACCAATTGGCTCGTTCAGATTTGCAAGTTCTTCTGGTGTCAAGTATGTAATATTGTTGTTATAGTCAAATGACAGTGCAGTAACTGGGAATGTATATTTAACATCTGATCCATCTGCACTTGGCTTATGATGGAATTCAATTGCACTCAAACGATTCTTAATAAATGAGTTAGTTCCGATTGATCCAGCAACGTTCATCTGATTAAATGGGTGGTAGTGGGCTGTTACAGTAGCTTCTGATGAATTTGAATTAGCTGTAACGGAAGAACCATCATTAAGAACTCCGCCAAACACGGAAATAGCATTATCACGCTGTGTGCTTGTAAGTTCTTTAAGAGTTGTACCAAAACCAGTCCAAGTTGTTGTAGCAATTTCTTCAATACCTGCATCAACAGTTACCTGATTAACAGTAGCGTTAGATACCTGATAAACCACGTTATCCATTTTGAAGTACATATGGTTTTCTTGTGCGGTAGAGAAATTTGTACGAGTTGAGTGTGAGCCTGTTGCAGCAGCTACATTAGTAGTAGAAAGTTTACCACCATCTGCCCAGACTGATTGTTCATCAGTGCCGTCAGCAGGAGCAGTGTTTGAAACTAGTGACTGCCACATAAACCAGTCAGCGACTGGCTTTACGTTACCTGTTTGTGTAGTACCAGCATCAGTACCGCCAGCGGCAGCACCAGTGATAACACCAGTAGGACGTAGATAAACCTGAAGGTTCCAGTCAACTGGGTTGATAGCTGTATTAAAACGCTGCTGTGAGCGATCAGGTGTTATTCCTGATTCAAGGCTTGTAATATCCTGTGTTGCAGAGGAAGACGTAGCTGCAAAACCTGCTAACACTTCAAGTTTCCAAGTGTTCTCAGGAGTCATAGCGGTTACTGCAGCACCGTTGAGCAAGTCAACAGTGGACATGAAAACCTCTGAATTTCTTTGTAAATTAAGAGATGCCATCCCTTTTCTCCTTATCCGTCTATTCTATAGACAATTGTTAGTTCTACCTCTGCGAGCCCATAAGGAGTGGCTAATCCTTCATCAGTAGAAATATTATCTATTGTTATATCTAATATTCCTTTATCAGGATTGTCCCCTAATGAATAGATAACATGCTCAATATCTTGAACTAAGTTATCAGAGAGGCTTTGAGAATTATCTTCTCCAAATACGTATGCTCTTATGGTAACGTCTAAAACTCCTACCGTCAAACTTTTAGAATTAAAATCTCTAATTTCGGTACCAGCGCTGACGTAAATAGATGGAAAATCGTTAACTTCATCTAAAAACTTCAACTTACGAAAAACGTTATTAAATAAGTTGTTTACATACGTATATGATGGATTAAAACCAGAGGTTTCACCATCAATTTGTTTAAGTTGTGTTACTATAAATTCTACAATTTCTTTTCTTCTAGAAGCCATTTCTTCTCACTATATTAAACTGTCTTGAGAAAAGAGTCTGCACTACTTCTCTAATGGTATCAGGAACAAAATCATCTGGATCCCTGGGGGTTCTATTAAAAACTCTGTAAAGAGGATCGTAAAAATAGTTCATAACATTTTGCCTATAATTTGCTATAACTTGGACACTTGATCTAAAACGGCCTGAACGTTCTGTCAAGATAGTTTCAGCTAGAGGAGGACCCCTTCTAGGTCCTTTTGGCATCTTCTCACCTAATCGACGACGTACAAGTGCTGTAAGTTGTGCGCTAGAAACAAATCTTTGTTGAGGTCTTTTTCTTGCTCTTCTTTGTCCTCTTGATTTGATATTGGCTATAAAAGCTGGATCTTTTAACTTGTAGCTTAAAGATGTTACAACAGGTGTTGCGCCTGGCTCTAGAGCCATAGCAATTGATATAAGTCTATTTATAGCCTTATTTGGGCTACTTCTTAATCTCATTCTAACATACTTAGAAAACTCTTTTGACACGACAGCAGGCGCTTCATTATATCTAAATAACGCTTTTTCAGATTTTTCACGGGCTCCTGCTCCATATTTAACCTGGATTCTCGGAGCTTCAACTGAGAAGTTCATATCTTCAGCTGTAAGAGCAGGTTTAAATTTGACTGGTGTATCACCTTTTTTTAGTTTATCTAAATTAAGAGTAAAACTTATATTATTTACTGATTTTTGCTCGATCTGTAACCTAAAAGCTTTAGCAAATTGAGTATTTGAATTAACTACTAAATCTTTAACTGCTGGACCACTCAAATCAGTAATTTTAAAGGTTTCTTTAGTTACTTTTAAGACACCTTTTTTAAGAATTGCTTTATCTTTTATTTTTCCAGTTTTTACTAGATAATCATAAATTTCAGAATTCTCATCAGCAGTTGGTGTTTTTTGAGTAGCAGTAGTTGTTTCAGTTCCTACAGCGATGGAACTTTTTAATTCAATTGCAACTCTTTGAAGTTCATCTGTTTGTGAAATTTTTGAATCATTAAAACCAATTCCAAATACTAATTCAGCATCTCTAGCAGCAACAAACAAATCAGCTGCAGATTTACCACCTTGTACTTGTTTTGCTCCTCTTTCTTGTTTAAAGATTTTTTCTTCAACAAACTCTGCAAATAACTCTTGAATACGAGTACGGGCAGATTTAGCTTCTTGAGTTCTTTGTAGACCTTTAGGGCCGCCTACTTTTTGTATGTATGTAGCAACCTCAATCAAAAAAGGAGTTTGATCAAATAACTCTACATTAATACCAAATTTTTGAGCCACTATGAAATTATCCTATATAGATCTAGAATACGGCGAATATGTGGAGGAAAGTTTCCAGCAAGTGGGTAGTTATCTCCCCGCTCTCCTTCAAATGAGAATCCTTTTTTCTCTTGATCTTGTTTGTAAAGTAGTTTAATCATATCAAGAGTGGCAAGTTGAATATCTTGTGGAACATCCGCTGCTTCATATCCTGCACGATAGTCTACTTTAACTCCAGAAGGAAAAGGAGCGAAAGATGGAGGACCTGAAAGAGTTAGCGCTGGATAACTATTACGAATAGTCGGGTATGTACCTCTTACTCCAACGGCACCTGTATCACGAGTTACTTCGCCCATATCACGAGAGAAATTATACTCATTTGTAGCGTTATGAGCGTCTTTTGCTTCTGTAGCACCATTTTTTCCATCAAAATGACACAGAAATACAGTTTCACCATCTGGTCTAAAACGATGTGTTGGAGGAGTAATAGTAGCTTCTTTATATCGAGCTTTATTAGAGAATCTTACTTCATCAATATATCCAGCAAAATTACCGCCTATCTCCACATTTGCTGTAAAAGTGTGGTTTGATTCAGTATAACTTGCATTAGTAAATAAATTACCATTTAAATGAGTATATAGTCGTTGATATTGTGAATCAAAAGACCATGCTACGTGTGTAAAAAATCTTGGAACATAATTCGCAGTTGTTGTAACTCCTGTACCTCTTACTAAAGTAGCAGCTCCTCCAAAACGACTTTGAAAAATTGTTGTATCGTTAGCATCAAAACCAAATTCCATATAATTTGTCGCATCTGTGTTAAATCTGATAAGGTTGTTTTGAGGTGGAGTCGCTGCATCACTGCGAACAAATAATTCAACTGTAAAATCACCATCCTCGAATTCTAA